CTTTTAGCTGTATCCATTTTAGGATTCATTGTAGCAGTTTCACCATTCTTTTTCTTTTTAGCAGGAACTGGCTTAGCACCCATTTCTTTATCCTGCTTTTTAATTTCCATATCTTTATAGTAGCCTTCTTTTTGATCAGCAATTGAATTGGCTGTATCTTTTTTCATTGTTACTGGATGCTTTTTACCAGCAAAGCTAAAACTAGTCTTACCAGCCTTTGATGCAGCTGCAGCTGCACCATGAAAAGCTGTACGCTCGTTTGCCGGAATTTCTTCCGGAATTACAAACTTATTTTCTGTGACCTCTTGCCAAGCGCGGGCCATACGCTCTATGTCTTGTTTATTCATGGTGTTCTCCTACATCCACATTTGTGTTGTTATGGCTCCCGCGGCAGCAACAATTGCCACCCAGAATAGCTTATTAATTACGCGTACTGTATATTGATTATCATCTACTTTTTTTTCAATGCCATCTAATTTTTCTGAAAACTTATTCATGCGCTCCCACGAATTTGTACGATATTCGTTATATGCATCCATTTTTTCTTCGAAGCGAGCGATAGAAATGAGCACTTCACCCATCTTATCTAGCTTTACTTCGATTCTGTCTAAACGAACTTGTGTCGTATCTGTTGACATTTTTTGCTGTACCTTAATTTGTGGTTTTAAAGATGACATATTAATTAAACCTATTTATCCTAGCATTTCCATCTTCTCAATGACATGGCTTTACGCGTGGGCCGACCCTTCTCATCTTTCATAGGACCCTTCATTCCACTCATACGAGCACAAAACGACTTTCTTCTACCAGCTGCCTTACTACCGGGTTTTACTTTACCTGTAACAGCGGTTTGTAATTTACTACCAGGGTTTTTTCTACGATGGGCTGCTACACCTTTTGCAGTCATACCTGCCCCAGACTTTGTAGATCTAAAATGACCCTTTGAATCAGCACCTCTGGCTTCATTTTGGCCAGGAGTTAATTTCTTCATAATACGAATTGATTCATCAGAACCATAGTCGTATTTCATTTCTTCCACAAAAGCTTTAAACTTAATCATAGTTATTAACTCTTTTGACCTTTACGAATTTTATCAGTAACTCTACTCTTTGCTAGCTTAATACCCTTTTCGCGTTTACGCATAGTATTTAAGTCTTTAGAATGATCGCCTTTTCTAAGAATAGTAGCAACTGCAGAATTAGTAGCTCGATCTTTACTTTTATTTGCCGCATCATGATATTTGTTTATTTTATCATATGAAGATTCGTCTACTTGGTCTTCTTCATCTCGTCCTTGAGCTTTGAGTCTAAAGTTCCTTTTTACTTCAGCATCTGTAACACGCTCAACATCTTTAATCATTTTAGGCTGTTTAACAATAGCACGCAATTTAGCTTTTACATCTCCAGTACCCATACCAGACATAAACATCATTGGTAAGCCTTCGATGTTTACTTTAAATGTAGCTTCTTCATTTACATTTTCTGACTTAACTACTTTTCTATCAACCGGAATCATGCGAGTGCCGATTTTACCGTCAGGTTTTGTATAAGTCTCAGGCTTTTTATCAGCCGACTTTACATCTTCTTTACGTGATCTTTTTCCGCATACTTCCTTAAAGGTTTTCATAACTTACACACTATATCCTAATTTTTTAGCTACGTTGTATCTATGTCGATCTTGTTCACCGCCTGATTTATTATGTCCACCAGACTGTCTATGATGATAATCAATATGAGAAGCAGCAGACTTGTGCTTATCATCTTTCGACTTTCCACCATTTAACTTTTCTGCATCAGAATGACCAAGCATAGACTCAGACAATTGGCTTCTTAAATGGTCAAATGTTTTCAATGTGCTTTCTTTTTGTGATCTAATACCAACAAATTGACTTGAATGTCTACCAATGTCAGCTGGTTTTACTGGTTTCCTTTTAGCAATATTGGCTTTAGCGGCATCACGTCTGGCAGCTGCAGCTGGGTCTTGTGCATCTTTCTTTGCTTGTTGATCTGCATTTTGTTTTGCAATTCTTGCATAATGTGCAGGATCTTCATTAACTTTACCTTCCATAGACTTGACTTTCTTTTTAGTTTTAAACTTGTCTGTGTCAGGTTTATCCATTACACCAGCAACGTCTTTACCCGGATCATCTTTGCCATGATAACCTTGTGCTTTTGCTGGAGGAAGCTTTTTGATCTTACCACCTTTTGCAAGGAATGCTTTGACCGCATCAGAATCTTCGCGCCTCATCGGCATACTTGATTTCTTACCTCTATAAGTCATGCTTTGTACTTTTTCTCCGGTTTTCTTTTCAATAGAATCAGCCGCAGACTTTTGGTCTTTTGAATCATGATGATGATTGCCTTGCTTTGTCTTTGTGCTAAATCTAAAGACATGCTTTTCTTCTGTAGCAGGTACTTTAGCTTTACCAGTCATTTTATCGACTGCCGTGCCTGTGCCTGTGTGCCTATTAACAAATTTTCTGATTCCTTTTTCTGTATTTTTCTTTTGATCGTCAGCACCAATTCCTGTTGTGCCCGCTGATTTTCTTCCAGCATCAGCAGAAGATGCTGGAACTTTTTTAAGGTATCTACCGACCATGTCCTTTGAAATTTCATTAACATCTTCTTTTTTAGACTTTTTCTTTTTATTATCAGGATGGCCTTTACCGCCATCAGCCTTAGAAGCCCATACAGCTTTACGCTGTGCTGCCGATACGAATCCTTCCCATATCTCTTTATTAGACATTACTTACCTCTTAAATCCTTATCAGCACCATGATATGTGCCTTTACCTTTTGTTATATATGAATTAACTCTAGCCATGCCCCATTGTTGCGGAGTTGTACCAGGTCTGTGACCAGTTTTCCATGCAGCCATGCCACGATTATAAACTTTACGAAGAATTCCTAAAGAGACTCCAGATTTTTTAGCTTTAGCTGCTAATCCTTTACCTGCGTCTTCAGAAATGTATTGACTAAATTTCATCATGGCTGTGTGTTCCTGTTTTTTCTACGAGCAGCTGCTAATCTTGCAGTATCCATCATACGATCCTGGCGCTTCGCATCTGCAGCATCTCTTCTTTTTTCAATTTTCTTTTGATTAGAAATTCGTTGTTTAGCCATACCTATGTCTTCGCCATACATTTGTCTAAACTTTAAAGTATGCTTACTTAATTTAGTTTTTGCTTTAGCATCACCTGGGGCTGGTTTATATGCTGATTTATTATCGTCTGATTTTTTAGCATTTCTATTAAAGTGTGCTTTTCTTTTATCGGCAGTTGACTTAGAAAGACCTTTATAATAATCTTCAATTACTTCAATTGCGTCTAACCATTTTCTGGTTTGTACACCATTTGATTCAACAATAACATAATTAGTTCCTAATACTTTTACTTCTGCAATTTCATCAGTCTCTTTAATAATAACTTTATCACCAACGTTGCACAATGAGCCAGACACATAAGCTTCTCTAGTTTCAGAAACTGTATTCAATTGCACGTGATTTCTAAATTCTTTTTGCTCTTTTAGACCTAATCCTTTGCGAACAGAATTAAAAACAGATTTAGCATCTACGTTAGAAAGCCTTTTTGGCATGTTTTGTGCAAATTTAATAAAATCGCCTGATTCAGCATATCCTCTTAATTTAGTACCAGATACGCCTTCAACGCCTTTTGATTCTGGATCTCTTTTACCAGCATTTAGTACTGTAATACGTTCAAAATTATAAAAACCATGTTTTCCTTTTTGACCGTTATATTTTTTTAATGTAATTTCATATTCACGTACACGGTCATCACCAGCAACGATTACAATTCTTTTAAATCCTTCGTTATAAAAAGATGACATTGCATCAAAAAGAGTTTTAATATTTTTTTCCATCATAATTTGACGAGCATATTGAGGAAATCCTTTGCGCGCAAACTTTACTTTTTGCACATATGGAATAGGATTCTTTTTATTATCTTCACTTTGAGTTAAATATATTCTAAATGGATTATTACCAGCCTTAGTTTTTACAAAGTCTAATAGTTTCTCATGCCCAGCAGTTGGAGGATTCATCCGACCCCATACAAAGTATAGTGTCTTCTCCTCTTCAACCAAATAATTCTTAAATGAATTAATCAACCTTTTTTCCTTTGCACTTCTGCTTTGCGAATCTTAGGAAACATGCGTTTTGCCAGTCTTTGAATTCTAGCTTTTATTGCAGGTTTATCTAAACGCTTTTCAATCTCTTGTTTACGAGCAAAAGATAATTCAGATTTAGGAATGTCTTTTGTAATCTTTTTTACAATAGCATTACGAGCTGCTCTCATAGAGCGTTTATTTAATTTTTCTTTTGAAGCCATTTTACGCTTAGCCCGCATTCTACCAATTTTAATACGTGACTTCATTTTTTTCATCATGCGCGAACGCTTCATTCGCTGCTGTAGAGTCAATGCTTCGTTTGCGATGTCTTCTTCAACATCAGCACGCTTACGCTTTTGCGCCATATATTTAATGTGATCGTCACTGCCAGGTTTGTAATCGACAGTCATAAAATGTTTAAAATCTATTGGCTTAGCCATTAGTTTCTCCCCGGTTTATCCCATCCTTTTAATATAGTCGGGCTAAAGTTGGCAAATGAAAATTCCATTCTGTCAACAATTTTAACCGCATCACCACCAAGTTTATCAACAGCTACATAACCTTCTTGACCAGTTAGTCGATAACCTCTCCGCGTCTTTAAGAAAGTTTTAGAACTGTTTAACTTATCTAGTATATTTATAAGTTTTAATTTCGCTAAAACTAATAATTTTTGCAAGTCAAAAATCTTTTTTAGATTTACTTTATTTTCTTTAGAAAAAAACTTAAGTAAATCATTCATTTTTCCTCGTTGCGTTGCTCTTCCTGCGTCTGTTTTTTTCTTGTCAATTTCTTTTTGAAATCTTTGACGAATGAAACGAATGAGCTTTTCAACATGAGCATTTGTGTCCATAATGATTTCGCCACGCCTAACATAGCTGTTATTAAACGTCTCAATTGTTTTGTTAAGGTCAGAATTTGCTTCAAGCTGTTTAAGAGTCGTTGAAGCAATTGAATTAAAGATTTTACCAGCTTCACTAAGATATCCATTAACTTCCTCCGTATCTTTGGCTGACATAGTAAATTTAGTGAGGTCTCTCAATAATGCGTCTTGAGACCATACGTTTTTTGATTTTTTTAATGATGATGCATTGAAATTGTATTGGGCTTTCATTGTTTCAAATGTTTTTCCTACATATGAAGTATGCCATACAATTCCTATTTTACTTGCTTTGATCGTCTTGGCCATTTCCGTGCCTGCAGGAATTGCATATACAATTGTATTAGGGTGAAAGGTGACATAGCTTTTACCTTTGATTTTTTTCGTCTGCACATCTCCAGGCCCATATAAGAAGTCTCCTTGAATAACACCTTTAATACCTAAGTCTGGTAAATAACGTAAAGCTTGCTTTAATTTTGAATTAAGATCACCGCTAGTATCAGCATCAATATCAGCGTTAGTCTTATAGACGACTGGTGATTTATTAAAAATTCCTTTCTTAGCAACAAAAAATCTACCATCTCCTGGATCAATGCCAGCGAACACAGCCGGCGCACCATCCCATTTAACCGAGATAGACCCTTCATGTACACCTCCTAAAGTATCTCTTAAAGACCGTAAAGCTAGGATTGCTTCACGAGTACCATTAACTCCACCATAGATAACTTTATCCTCAATATGAGTCATATGTGTATTTTTTTGTTCAGTAATAAATTCTTTGAAGTTCATTATTTTATGCCTAACATATGAT